TTTAATTGTGAGGGTTGTGGAAAAATTGTGGAAGGAAACTTCTCTCATAGAAGAAAATATTGCCATAATTGCTCTTTTCAAATAAAGAAAGATAGAAATAAAATATAAAATGTGGTATAATTAGAGTATTACTTAATATAAATAATCGGTTTAAAATATAGTAGAATATTAAAAATATTCTTAAATATGAAAAACAAAGCGGTAAAAATAGTATGGAGAGATATAGCGGGCATAACAAGTGCTGATAATTCCTCCGCTTGGATGGATGAAGATCAATTAATAAAAGAAGGAAAAGAACTATTTAACCACGAATATACTTCATATGGAATGATAATCTATGAAAATAAAGATTTTATAGTCTATGCAGGAACAACAGATAATGACGGATTATATTCAGATTGTGGAATGATACCTAAGTCAGTAATAATAAAAATAGATAAATTAGATGAAAAAAGAGCTAAGGGTAGATAAACAGGGTTACGCAAAAATATGTTTTAGATGTTATGTCGGACTGGGCGAAATGAGACAAGATTGTAATCATATCAAAAAGAATCCAAATATACTTAGAATTAAAGCAAAGATAAAATAATGCCAAAAGTAGGATATAAATGCACAAAAGAACATAGAGAGAATATGAGTAGAGGAATGAAGGGAAGAACGGCTTGGAATAAAGGGATACCATCAGATCCCATAGCTAATGAGAAGAGAAGAATAACTCAATTAAAAAGATATGAACAAAATCCCGATAGTTTTAAATTAAATAAGCCCCGTATTAAAAGAATATTAATAAACAAAGAAACTAAAAAAATACCTTATACATATCAATGGTATATGGAAAGAAAAAAATCTTTATTAAAATAAAACTAATTTAATGATATTAAAAGAATATTTAAAGTTAATAGATAAAAAATTAGATTCTCTAGATTTAAATGATTTATTTAACGATATTAGAAAATTAGGAATTAAAGAAGTGATAGTAAATCAAGATGAAATGTTTGTAATAGTTGTTTTTGTTTTGTATTATACTAAATATTCTCCAGAAAATCTCCATATCATTAAAGAAGGTAAAATAGATAAGTTTATGGGAGTAAAATTAAAGGAAACAAAACAATAATTTATGGATAATGAAAAGCGAAACCAGTCCGACCCAAAAGCGAATGAGATAGTTAATAGAAGAACTGGAGAAACACGAGAACAATTAATGAGTAAGATTCCTATTCCTGGACCAGGTAGACCTAAAGATACTCCTGAGAAGAAGATAGAGAAGAAGGCTATTAAACAATTAGTTGATAAATATCGTTCTAATATAGCTGAAGCCTTAGATAAGGTATCTCCTGTATTAATAAAGCAAGCTCTTAAAGGAAATATGATGGCTATAAGAGAAATAAATGATATTGTTGGCTCTCACGCACCAAAGAAACAAGATGTAACAAGTGATGGTGAGAAAATACAGCCTGTATTGGTTAGATTTTTAGATAATGAATAAAATAATAGATATTCCAATAGAGTTTAAGCCTTTATTTGATGATGATTGGAGGGAGTCGGCTATATTTGGAGGCAGATATTCCCTTAAATCTCATACAGTAGCTAGATATTTACTTATAAAAGCAAGAGAAAATAAAACGAGAATAGCTTGTTTCAGAGAGTTTCAAAACTCCATAGCTGAATCATCTCATCAATTATTAGCAGACTTGATAAAACAATATGAAATGAATGATTTTAGGGTTACTGATAAATCAATAGTTAATATTATAAATGGTTCTGATTTTTTATTTAAAGGCTTATATCAGAATGAGCAAAGTGTTAAATCCATTGAAGCTATTGATATTGCTTGGGTAGAAGAAGCTCAAACTGTTTCAGAGAAGTCTATTGAAGTATTGACTCCAACTATCCGCAAAAAGGGTTCAAAGATTATTTATACATATAACAGAGTATTACAGGAAGACCCTATTCATAAGAGATTAGTCATAGAAGGAAGACCAAATACTTTAATAATAAATGTAAATTATGACATTGCTGAGAAATATGGATTATTACCAAACGAGATTAAACTTGAAATAGAAGATGATAAATTAAGAAGACCAAGTTTATTTAAACATAAATGGTTAGGAGAACCGGCGGTAGGATTAGAAACAAAGATATTCTCAGAATGGGAATTTATTGAAGAAGTGCCTAAGGAAGCAAGACTTGAACGGAGGTATCTTGATTTCGGTTATTCTTTAGATGAATCAGCTATCGGAGATATATATTATTGGAATGGGGCGTATATTATAGACGAACAACTTTATCAAAAGGGATTAAGTAATAAACAATTAGCAGACTTCTTGTTAAACTTAAATAGCCCTAAAACAATAATTGTTGCTGATAGTGCAGAGCCTAAGTCCATTGATGAATTAAAGAGTTTCGGATTACAAGTAGTTGGTGCAAAAAAGGGCAGAGATTCAGTAAACTTCGGCATACAAACAGTTCGTAGCCAGAAAATATTAGTAACAAAGAGGTCTCGTAATATAACTAGTGAATACCACAATTATATGTGGTTAGTAGATAAAGACGGAGAGATTAAAATGGTTGAAGATCCTAAATGTAAAAATCATCATATGGCAGGTATAAGATATGGTTTAAGTTCACTTATTCCAATTATCAGAAGAGAGGAGTTTCAAAAAGCTATGCCACCACAGATGCCTAAAGATAAAACACAAGTAGCATTATGAGTTTAGATTCACGATATAATAGTAGAAATTATGTTTCTGATAAAGAAGCAGAAACTAGATTAAGATTATTCGGCTGGAAATGTTTTTATTGTAAAGAAAAAACAAAAGAGCAGAATTGCCCTACTTGTAGTCGGAGTAGGAAAGATGCAGAATTAGGTTATGAGGGATAAAAACGAAGAAAAAGATTTAAGAGTAAAGATACAAGAGATAGATACAACTAAATTTAACTTGAGAATACCAGAATGTTGCTTAGAGGGTTGGGAATCTTGCCCACATACTATTAAAAAACAGAGAAAAAATAAAACTAACCCAGCACTATAATGCAAAACAATATAACTTATAAAACCAAATATGGACTAAAGAAAAGTCGTAAGTCTAATAAAAAAAAGAATGTCAAAAGAAAATAACCCCAATTACTTTCCAAAATATACTCCCAATCCATTAACCAAAGATTTACCAGACTATTTAAAAGACCCAGCTAATTATCAAAAGATACAAGTAGAATTACTTAATACTTTAGCCATTAGTCATTCTCATTCTGAAATGATTGACTGGTCTAATTGTATTAAGTGTCAGATAAAAGTAAGAGAACACGCAGATATGATGAGAAAATTAGGATTTAAAAATGGTTCTCAATATTTATCTTGGAAAAAGACTATGGAATATATTATTAATGGATTTGATAATAAATTTAAAGAATTTAAAAAAAATGAATCAAAAAGAAAGAAAACAAATACAGGAGATGGAGGAAAAACAGATTAAAGAGCTTAATGAATTAGTTAAGATTAAGATTGCCCCGTCTAAAGTACACGGAGTAGGCGTATTTGCTATAAGAGATTTAAAGAAAGGCGAAAAATTATATTCAGACATTGCTCCAATAGCTTATAAAATACGCTATGAGAGTATGGATAAGTTAATGCCAAATGTTAGAGATCTATTATTAGGTCAATGGCCTAATATAATAAATGGTTCAATATTCTTTTATCCTACTTTAAGGTTTCAGGCATTTATGAATCACTCTTATGACCCAAATTATTCAGCTATGAATGACGAGGTAACAAAAGATATTAAAGCAGGAGAAGAAATATTTGAAAATTATCTATTTATAAATAATTCACAACAGATATTTCCTTGGTTAAAAAATTAGACTATACACAAAATAATTAATAAATGTTATAATTAGATTATATGATGTTAAATTGCATAAAATGTAATATAAAGTATGAGACAAATGACATTGATCCGTATTATTGCGATGTTTGTTTATTAGAGAAAAACAAAATAGCTAAAGAAATTGATAAGAAATTCGCCAATAGAGAAAGAAAAGAAGTAAAAAGCTCTCTGCAAATATATGATGAGATAGCTAAAAGACACGGAACAAAATTTATAAACGCTAACGAAATATTTTAATGCCAAAAAAGAAATCAATAAATAAGTCTAATAAGCCCAATGTATCAAAGATAAAAGCCCATTTAAGTATTGCTGGTAGAGTTTCAAAAGCAGAGGGGAATACAATTTTAGAAGCAGTAATGAATTTAAAGCCATCAGCCAATAAGGGTGTTGGCGTTTTAGTTTTAGAAAAAGGTAAATATAAGAAGGATAAGATTCTTAAACCAGATGAAGTATATGGTTTATTCGGCAAAGTTAGTGAGACTATAAAACAAATGGCGATTAAAAAATTATTATTAAAATTTGATAGGAATATCTTTAAATAAAGATGCAATCATCAACAATCTATCAGTATATTAAGGAGGAAGAGAGTAGCTTTGATAAAGATGAGGTAAAAGTCTACGATAATGTTAATTGGAATATGAGAAATCATATCCAGATGTCATTAATGTTTCGTGATGGATATTATATACAAGGAGAGAATAACTGGCTTAGACCATTTAAAAAGGTTATTGAGCCTATTTTGAATTTAAGATACAGGAATGAAGATATTGAAGTAAAAAATATCACTTTATTTGCTAAGAATGATGGCCGTAGAGGTGTATCATTTTTGATTAATAGATATTATAACGATGTCTATATCAAAGAGAATAATTTAGATGAGTTTATAGATAAATTAGGAGAAGAAGAAATAGATTTAGGCGGTGTACTAGTACATAAAGGAGATGAAGTTCCTGAAGTATTACCATTACAATCCATTGCCTTTGCCGATCAGACTGATATTCTAGGTGGTCCATTCGGGCTAAGATATAACTTCAAACCAAGTAAGCTACGCAAAATGGCTTCAAAGGGTTGGGGGGATAAGAAAAATGGAGCAACTATCACAATAGATGAACTTATCGCTAGTGCAGATGAACAAAAACAATCTTCAGGATTAAGTAATAAGAAAACAAATAGAACAACTGGAAAGAATATTGAAATATATATTGTAAGGGGGAATCTACCAGAAGCTTATCTTAAAGATAATGACAATATGGAAGATTATTATGAGCAAATTCATATTGTTGCTTTTTATGGTGGAAAAGAAGGTAAGAAAAATGGACATACTTTATATCGTAAAAAAGCAGAAGAATCAGATATTAAATTCTATTCATCAAAGCCTCTACTTGGTAGAGCAATAGGAAAAGGTGGAGCAGAAGCATTATTTAATGAACAGATATGGACTAACTTTTTAGAAATACATAAACATAAATTAATTGAATCAGCTTCTAAAGTTCCTCTATGGACAGATGATGAGGGTTATGCCAACAGACAAGAGATTGTTGATATGGAAAACCTAGAAATAACTCGTCTTAGAGAAGGGGCAAGAATTGGACAAGTTCCAACGGCAGCACCAACTAATATAGCTATATTTCAAAATTCTGTTAATGATTGGTTTAACAATGCTCAATTAGTAGGGGCAGCTCAAGATCCATTATTAGGAAGACAATCATATTCTGGACAAACATTTAAAGGACAGGAAAGATTAGTTATTGAGGGAAAAAGTATTCACGAATACAGAAAGGGCAAAAAGGCTAAATTCCTAGAAGAAATATTTAGAGATTGGATTATTCCTAAAATTAGAAAAGAAATATTAAAGGATAAAGAATTTTTAGGTAAACTAAATCCTGACGAAATGGAATTTTTAGCAGATAATATAGCTAGTAGAAAAGCCAATGAAGAGGTAAGAAAAAGATTGATTTCAGGGCAACTAACAACAAAGGAAAATTTTGATACTATAAAACAGCAAATCAGAGATAAATTCCTAAAGGCTGGAGAAAGGAGAAAGATTAAAATAATCAAAGACGAACTTAAAGACGCAGAAATTGATATAGAGATAAACATTGAAGGAAAACAGAAAGATTTAGGAGAGCTAACAAATAAAGTATTAAGTATATTCCAGTTTATATTCTCAAATCCTCAAGGATTTAGCCAAGTTATGCAAATTCCTGGTATGAGAACAGCATTTAATGACATTTTAGAATTTTCAAATATCAGCCCAGCTAATTTTCAATCATTATTAAGTGTTAATTTAAATCCACCACAACAACAAGGACAACCACAAGAACAATTACAATTAGCACAACCTCAACTAGAAAAATAATATGGATATAAACAAGAAAGAAAAGATTAAAAAGTTTGTATCAGATAAATTGATGAACGAAGCAGTAAAAGAAGTGCTAAAAGAAAACTTTTTAAAGCCTAGAGGTAATAGAGATGTCCATCAATTAGCGGCAGAAAGGATAGCAGTTGAGCTATTAATACAAGGATTTCAAGAAATAAATAGAATTGCCGAAACAGAAAACAAAATAGATAGAAATAATAATCAAGTAGCACTATAATTATCGTCAAAAAAATAAAAATATAGTATAATTAATATAAAGACATTGAATTTCAGAAAAAATAAAGGTCAAAAAATAAAAAACAATTATGAGTAAATTAAAAACATATGCAGTACAACTATTAATATCTTCAGCAGGTGCTTTAGTTGCATTAGCTTTAGTATTATCAGGTGCTCCAGCTGAAAAAAATCTAGGAGGAACTCCTGGTAATCTACCAACTAGAGTATCAACAAGTTCTCAACTAGCTCTTGTAGCAGACACTGTCTTAGAAGTATTTACTTCTACAACAACAGCAAATACTTGCTCTGGAAGAACTATTACAACTGGCGGAAGTCCACTTATGGTTGGATTTGGAAATAGCTCAAATCCAGTAAATAATGGAACAAGCACAGTAACAGGAGTAAATGGTGTATATCAAGCGGCTTCAACAACTGCCTTATATCCAGCAGAAGATTATGGTTGTTTACCAGTAGCGGTCTACCCATATGCTAACGATATAATTAACGTAGCAGTATACAAATAATTAATTAAAATAAAATTATGAGTTTAAAAGATTATAGGATGTCATCACTCAGAGATAAGTTGGAGAGATTATCTGAAGTCAAAGAATCTGAGAAAGAAGCAGTTAAAGAATTAAAAGGAAAAAAAGAAGATAAAAGGTCGGCAAAAAAGTCAAATAAAAAATAAAAAAACATTATGGAAAAAGTAAAATTAGCATTAGGAGTAGCATTAGTGTTAGCAGTAGCTTATGGAGCGGCTTCTTTGTCGGCTCTAAATAAAGAACCGAATGTAGGAGCAATCCCAGGTAGTGAAGTAAATTCTCCTTCATTCTCAGTAAATGGAGCAGAAACATTTTATTACAGTTCAGCATTTAAAAATAATGCAACTACTACCCTATGTTCATTTAAATCACCTTCAGCAACTACAACTCTTGTAAGTGCAGTTCTTTCTATAACAGGAAATACATCTGGTACAGATGCAATAATTGCAAATGCAGCTAATAGTTGGGCAACAACTACTTCGATAGCTCAGGATGATTTAGACGGAGCAACAGATGCTTCAAAGTATCTAGCAGCAAGTACAACAGCTAGTAATAATTTGACAGACTTTATTGTAGATCCAAATACATATTTGAATTTTCAATTAGTTGGTCATTCAACAGCAACAGGAACTTGCTCAGCAATATTAAGATAAATAATTAAACTGAGGACAAAACCTCATTAAAAAATGAATTATAGACAAAACTATGGAAAATGAAAAAGTATCGCAGGAAACTAATACTGCGGAAGAGGTATCTTCTCAAAATACAGAAGACAAAACTTCTCAAAATAATGAATCTGTAGAATCTTTAAAAGTCCAAAAGGCTAAATATAAAGAGAAAGCAGAAAAATATGAAAGAGAATTAGAAGCACTTAAAAAATCTTCTGAATCTAAAGGGGATGAAAAATCCAAAAATGGAGAACAAAAACAATCAAATAACGATTTATTAGAAAAGGCTTATCTTCGTTCTGCTGGAATAGTAGATCAAGACGAGGTAGAACTAGCCTTAGAAAAGTCCAAAAAATGGGAAGTTTCACTTGATAAATTGGTAGACGATGAGGACTTCAAAGTCCAATTAGAAAAACTAAGAACTTCTAAGTCAAATGCCGTTGCCACTTCTGGTGTAAGAGGGGGTGGTGGAGAATCTGACGCTAAAAATAAAGAAGGATATTGGTTATCTAAAGGCGTTCCACCAACAAGAGAACAAGTACCAGATAGAAAGACTCGTGCTCAAATACAGAGAGCTTTTATGGCACAATCTAAGAACAGCAAGAAATTCTACAACGATTAATCTTTTCTTGTCGCATAATAGTTATTTGGTTATAGAATTAACTAATTAACTTAAATATGTCTGTAGCGAACACAATCACATATGAGACAATGTTTGAGGATGTTCTACAAGATAGACTAGATCATCCAACGACTTACAAGGAAATGTGTGAAGTCATAATGACCGATACACGTGTTATTTCCACTTCTTATATGTCCACCACTCCATCAGTACAATCAGTTACTCGTGGAACTGGTCATTCAATGCAAACTTTTGCCGAAACAGCTGAAACCTTAACAATCAGCACTGGCAGAGATTTAGGTCTATTCGTAGATTGGGCAGATTTAGCTCAATCACCTTGGACCAGACCAGCAGAGCTCTTTGATAGAATTGGAGCATTATTAAACGAATATGTAGAAGGTGCTGTTCTTGGACAGCATACTTCTTGGACTGACTTTGGTCAGGAAGCCTTAGACAGCAATGCCGCTGGCTCAACCCAAATAACAGTAAGTTCATCTAATATTGATGACATTATTCGTGGTGTAAAAAGAGAAATCAGAGAAGCCAATGGTCAAACCTTAATGTCAAGAAATGGCGTAGGGTTCGTATGGAGAGCAGCAGATTTTGAAATCTTAGAAGCCTTTACACAGGCTAATGGTTTTGCATCTGCCGACCAAGCTCTTAAAGAAGGTACTGTAGAAGGTCTACGTTACCTCGGAGCTGACCACTATTGGTCAAATGACAATACCGCAAACCATTTGTTTGCTGGTGTTAAAGGAGTACAAAAGCTCGGAGTTCTAAGAGGTACATTTGGAAGAGCTCATACAATCGACTTTCCAGCAGGTGATACAAACACATACCTATCAGGACGTAGCTATTACTCAAGAGTTGATGTCGGACATCTTACTCCAACCTCTCAGGCTGGGTTGGTATTCGATATTAACGTCGCTTAATTGGATAGCTGATAGCTTACTATCACCAACCTTTTGGGGTTGGTAGAGGGCGGTAAAAATAATTAATACCCTCTTTAACCCCAAAAATATGCAATTAGACGGACACGCAACAAATCAAGATATAAATACCTTAATTGACTTTTTGTGTGATTCTGATGATACAAAATATTCAGTAGCTCATAAGGTCTTAAATATAAATCAGTATTATGAGGAACTTGTAGGTAAAATAATATCTGCTGATAATAAATGGCAGTGGGATGATACAAATCACACAGATTTACCAGTAGGAACAATTACCTTAATAGAAGGACAGCAAGATTATACCTTCTCTTCTGATTTCTTATCTATTGATTCAGTTGAGGTTCTAAACTTAAATGGCGACCAATATGAAAAGATAAAGCAAGTAGATTTTAAGGAATTAGGAGATTTATCTGCTGAACAATATTTTGGCACTGATTCATCTGGTAATCCTTCAACGGGCAAAGTTTCTTATTATGATTTATTAACTGATGATACTATTAGGCTTTATTTAGCCCCAACAGCGTCTAGTAATACGCTTGCTTCTGGTTTAAGGGTAAAATATAGAAGAACAGCTGATTTATTTACTACATCAGATACTACTCAAGAGCCTGGGTTACCATCTCCTTATCACTCAATATTAGCTTATAGTGGAGCAATTCCTTATTGTATGAAATACAAACCAGAGAGAGTTAATATGTACCAACAAAAGGTCTCAACAATGGAGAAAGAATTAATGAGATTCTTTGCTGGTAGAAATAAGGATAAAAGAGTCATTATGAAACCAAAGAGAGAATTATATCTATAATATGCCAGAATCAATCTCAAATGAGTTAAAAAACTCAAATAGCTCTTTAAGTAATACATCTAAACCAGATAATCGTACTTGGGAATATTCAGAAAATACTTGGGGGGAAGAAAAAGGAACTTGGGAATTTCCAGGAGACCATATCTTTCCAGAATCAAAAAATAACCCTCAATCATTAAGTAATACATCTAAAAACTAATGAGAAAAATATTATTCATATTATTACTATCAACAGCATTAACCGCTAATGCTACTCAAATATATGAAGTTCCAAAGGATTTAGGTATTTTAGGAAAAATAATTAATGCAGTTTCGTACTGCAAGTTTAGTTTACCTTGTTATTTAGAATCTAAATTTGGGGCAACCATAACAACGATTAACGCCTCAGATAAAATATCTGATTCAAGAAGTGTTATAAATACTAATTTTTCTAATTTAAATACTGATAAAATGGAAGTTTCTACTACTTCAGTAGATAGTATTACTGCTTTAGATAATTTATCTTCAGTAGGTACAATAACATCTGGAACATTCAATGGGTCTGTTTTTGGTACATCAACCCCTTCTCAATATTTAGTATTAATAGGAGATGGTGATAATGGTGTAGCCGTAGCTTCTACCACTGGAACAAGTGGTCAGTTTTTAACATCAAATGGTTCTGGAGATTATCCAAGTTGGCAAACGCCCGCAGTAGATGTCGGAACAAATTATAATTGGACAGGAGACCACGATTTTGCAGGAACAGTAACTTTAGCCACAACTACAACTATTGGCTCAGGATCAGCGGGTGGATTAACCCCCCCAGGTTCTTTAATGGCATATTCAACAACGACAGCCCCAGCAGGTTGGTTATTAGCTGATGGTACTTCCTATGATACAGCAACATATCCAGACCTATATGCAGTTATTGGTTATTCTTATGGAGGTTCAGGTTCAAACTTTAATGTACCTAATTTGTCTGGCAGAGGGATATTAATGGCTTCATCTACCGCTAACATTGGGCAAACAGGTGGAGAAAGTAATCATACTATGACCGAATCAGAGCTTGTAGGACATACCCATTCATTTGCTACAAGAAATGCGTCTGGTAGTGATGACGGAGAAGTATCACAGGGTAATGCTGGTGCAGCAGAAGATGGATCAAAAACAACATCATCAACAGGCTCAGGCACACCATTTAATGTTTTAGATCCATATATTGTACTAAACTATATTATTAAATATTAAGATTATGCCAGAAAAAGATTTACAGAAACACATAAACTCTGAAGTAAGAAAGCAACTAGAAGACCATTCAGAACATCTAAAGATAGCCAACAAAGAAATGGGCATAGTTCAAAATGATATAGCTTGGTTAAAAAATGAGTTCACAGAGATTAAAAATGTAGTTAAATCTACAGATAATAAAGTTTGGGGATTATTAGTCGGAATAGTATTAATATTATTTAGAGTATTTATAAATGGCTAGAGAATCAAATAATTTAATAAATAATCAAATAGCTAATTTTAGCTATGGTATGACAACAAGTAGAGAAAATGATTCTCGTTATTCTCAATTAATTAAAAATTTTGATGCTCATAGTCATAAAGATAAGTTAATACCAAATAGAGATTCAGAGTCTGGAGACTCTAATGCTTCTACTTCAAAAAAAGAAAATTTTGCTATTTCCCTAAGAACAGGAACAACTTATTCTCTATATTCTTTAGGTGTTAAAACTGGTGCTGCGACTGCGGAGGTTTTATTTAAAAACTTAACCAGCACAATGTCAACAGATTTAAGTGATAATGGTTGGGATACTCCATCAAATAACCAGTCATCAGCTGGTTCTACTCAATTTAGTTTGTTTACATATTATAGAACTACAGGGTTAATTTATGGTGCTAGAAGTAATCGTTATATATGGGCATTTAGTCCATCTGGATCATCTTGGAATGATACTAGTAAAGATTTAAATGATTATTCTGGTGTTTTTTCATCATCCTTTACAACCATTACAAATGGTTTAGTTCATTCAAAAGACGATATTCTTTATATAGGAGTAGATAATTGGTTAATCGCAAATGATTCTGGGACTTGGACATCTGGAACAGAGCCGTTATTAGAATTGCCACCTTATTTAAAAATTACATCTTTATCTGAATATGGTAATTATTTAGCGATAGGATGCGCTCCTAAGTCAGGATTTGGTAATTCAATAGTTTATCTATGGGATAGAGACTCTTCTTTTAATACAATATCTGAAAGTATTGATTGGGGAGAAGGAGAATTAAAAATATTAGAAGAAATAGAGGGTGAATTAATTGGAATATCATATCCAGGCTCTCAATTATCAAATTTTAATCAAAAAGTTGTATTTAGGTCATATAGTGGTGGCAAGGCTTCAACTATTTTTAAGGAATTAGTAAATGATACTGTATTCACTGCAAAACATAATCCATCGGCTAAACAGAAGGTTAATAATAGCTTATACTTTTTAATGAAAATAACTATAAACGGGGTTATTCAAGAAGGATTATGGAAAATATCAAGAGTAAGACCAAATTTACCATTTTCTGTTGTTTTAGATACTCCTCCAAACAATGATACTGAATTAACTGATGGAACTTTAAATGGATTTATTGTTGTTGGTGATTATAAATTTATTTCATATATTGATAGTTCAACTTATGGTTTATCAAAAACAAATAATTCGTCTTCATATACAGCTACATCTGTTTATGAAACTCAAATAATAAATGATGGTAGTAGTGCCGTAACAAAACAATTAAAAGGATTAAGTGTATCACACGAAAAACTAGCTAGTGGAACTACTATAACAATTAAATATAAAAAAGATGATGAAACATCGTTTACTACGCTTGGTTCTAATACAAACACTAATTCATTAAGATATTCAGTTATTAATATAGAGAGTACAGGTGCTGCTTTGCCTTTATATAAAGATTTAACATTAAGAATAGAAGTAACTGGTGGTAAAACTCCTATTACTGGATTAAAATATAGGTCGGAAGTAATTAATGATGACGCATATTAAAATGAATGAAGATGAAATAAATAGATTAGTAGAAAAGAAAATAGAAGAAAGGCTCTCAAAATTAATAAAATCCGATAGACTGACAATAGAAAATTTACTACAAATATTAGATGGAAGAAATATACAAACAGGTAGAACTACGGGAACTAAAATAGGGACAGCGGCAGATCAAAAGTTAGGGTTTTATGGAACTATACCGATAATACAAGGAACAAATGGAGCAGATTTGACTAATAATGTAACAAGCGGAGGTACAAACGACACAATAGATGACTACACAGACCTTTCAACTTATGCAAATGATGCCTCGGCAATAAGAAATAATATATATCAACTCGCTAGGAAACTAAAAGTCGTAAATGATTACCTAAGAGATATAGGATTAATGGATTAAAATATATGGCACTAAAACAAGAAGAAATAAATAAATTATTATCAGAAGGGAGGGCAGTATCAGATGCACCTGCTTTTGCTGAGAGTTTAAAATTTGAAGATAGCCCTATAACTAGCCAAGACTTTGAAGAAACATCTACCCCCGATGGTTTATTAGCTCAACCACAACAAGATAATATCCCAGA